ATAAAACACATGCGTGATACCACCGAATTGAACATCGAGTTTATTTGTGCCGTCATTGGATTACCAGAGGGTTGGCTATTTGGCCAGCGGTATACACCTCCTCGAGATATATGCAGCGATCTTGTCATCGCTAACCAAAGAGACTTACGAATTATTTGCGATTCCTGTGAGGCGCCATATTGATTGTAGAACGCGAGAGGTATCTCCACTAATTTCTCTAGAATTTGATTGCTCAAACTCCCATCAAAACCTGAAAAATCACCTGCCACACATGATGTGCCTTGCCAACGAGATAATTTATGCGCAATATTCTCCCAATCTCGAGAGTAGACGTTGGTTCCAACACATATCTCATTCGTAATCTTATTCTCAGTTAGATGCGAGATAAAACGTAAGAAATACATTCTGAATGCTATGCTGAAATGCATGGGACCAGCAGAGAACACTCGTGTTTTGTACGCTTGTACGCGTTGCACGTCGCGCAATTCATCTTTCAGCGTGTCAATAAAGTAGACTTGTGGTACTTCTGTTTTGCATGTCTCAATGAGCATTTCCACATCTCTCTTGAGATCTGGATATAGCGGTCCATCGAGCTTGAGTTCATCGCCTACCCACGGTTTTTTTCCTCCGCCTCCACCCCTAAGGATATAAGGATAGCCTGGTGAATTGCTTGCATTAATGGATCGCATTGTCGCGTCGCCGTCTATTCCTTGTATTGCTTGTTCAATGGTCAAAATCATTATATCTCTCGTCAAAGTGGCTGGCATATTATCAGTTAAACGTGCGGTCAATTCCGTGAACTCTATAACATCACTGTCTACTTGTCGCAAGGTAGTGGTGTACAACTCTTCGAAATTTCGAGAAGATGATATTTTATCGAGAAAAGATTTGCAATCTTGCTTCCGCAGGTAAATCTTGCTATCCTCTTTTATGAATTCCACACCTTGCAAAACAAGATTCATCTTTTCGGTAACCTCCTCTACTAAATCCAGTTGCAATGGATCTATAGCCAGACCATTTTGTTCTAAAGCTTTTGTCCATGGATCTCGCGCACCTTTGCTAATTGCAAGTTTCTTAAAATCTTGCACGGCTTCATCTATAATGTCGGGATCAATATAATCAAGAGATTTACTGCACTTTGCTAGTCCTTCAAGAAGTGGATCTCGAATGCGCAAGCCCTTCTCCGCATAGAACTTAAATGTCGCTGGAGTCAACTTACGTTCCTCGTTGTTTTGGCGGCGATATATATCTCCATCCTTCCCAAAGAATAGATTTGCCTCTACTTTCTCAGTCCACGTTATTTTCCGTTCAAGAACAGCGGGCAATTTTTTGCTTAGTGGCAACAACATTTTCCCTTCTTTTTTCAATCGCGCATCAATGTTTTGTCGTTTCATCGCTATGATGCTAGGGCGTAGCGATGTGCGCATTGGTTGAAATGGTGTCATGCGTGAATCCAACTTACCATGGTATAAAAATTCACCAGATGGAACGATAGGCTTGGTGCCCGCAATATCTTCTACCTCTATAGGTTGCAAGACCGGATCTTCTGCACTCATTGTCTCTTGTGGCATGATCTTCAGAGTTTCTTCAATATCGTTCCGTGTAATCGGCACAGAGTAACCAGTTCCATTTTGCCCGATGACATGCATACCCACAATTCGCGCCAACATTTGTGGATGATCGATCCATAAAACAGTTCCGCAATCGCCTTTCGTGGTGGGCGCCTTGTAAGTATATCTATCTCTTAGATACACATATTCTTGAGTGACGCCACCATCTGCCCCTCGGATATCTGTGTATCCTGTGATGTCTGGCTCAACGTCAAGTTGTTTCGTGATATTTTGTGCTAACACGTTTGAAACTATCAAGGTCTGTTGGCGATAGTAATTTTTCCCTGCTGCTTGAACCACACGTTGGGGGCATAAAATGCCATCAACATTGCCTCCCACAAAATGGCGCATGTCTTTGCGTGTCAAAAATTTGTTGATGATATTGGAGCAAGCACGTCCACCCAACGTTCCGTTTGGGAATCGAATAAGAACCGCGTCTTTCTCCCAATAACCAGTTCCATCAAGATGATATGGTGCTCGTATGCGTTGGTACATGAGCAAGTGCTTAACTTTCGCTGTCAACTTATTTGTTTCCGTGCCCCGCGTCAATTCCAATGCTGTCGCATCTCGATAGAAAGTGACCGTGTCGTTTTCACTTATCATCTTTTCCTTCATTTGCACCTGGAGACGCTGAATGTAATGATACGGAATTATCATTAGTTTATCCTGAATAAATGTGGCATTTCCGAAATCGCGCTCTCCGTATTTCAGTGTACTAATGATCATGCGGAAAGTATTAGCTGGTAGAGTGTGTGCTATGGCGGTTTCGGTCATCTGATCAAGCACTGCTTCAGTTTGTAGCAGTAGAGAAGGAAGTATCTCTATTGAACAAATGCATGATGTTTTTGCACCATGTTTCTTCTTCTGAACACCTACGCATTCCAACTCATCGGCTGCAGATGTTGGCAATATCACATTTGCTTGCGGCACGCGATCACCATCCCTCGCTGACTGAGTGGGACTGTGGAAAATTTTCTTCACTTCTTCTTGCGTTAAAGTTACTTCTTTGCCATTCGTCGTTACTTTAACCGTAACTTTGTCTTCACCCATGGCTTTAAGCAATTCAGGTAATAAGTCTTCGCCTGTAGATTCTTCTTTGTCCTTGAGTGCAAAGTAAAGAGCCCAAATCGATCCAAACACTCCCATTCCAGCTGCTAAGATAAACAAGACTTTGAAGTGTGGGTTGTCTTGCATTTTCCTCTTAGCCTGCGAAATTCTTGCATTGGCATGCATCTTTAGCCGAGACCAGATAGCCTGGATACGTGTCAATTGCACCGGCACTTCTCGGACCTCTTTTCTCCGTTGCCACTCAAAGATGTTTGCTGCATTCCCCAACGCATCTTGTAGTCTCTCTTCGGTTAACCCGATCAGTGTCTCCATGGTGCAACTATACTGCATGAGTAATTGCACTTGTTCTTCATCAAAATCGTTAATGACCTCTACTGATTCATCATCTCCAGCTTGAGTTGTGATGAGATGAGTCGTATCAATTTTCCCCTGAATAATATCTTGCAAATTCGTTTTAGCGAATGCCCTCTGCTGTGACAACAATTTTTTCCCAACTTGTTCATGTGCTCTATACGCCTCTGCTAAAAGTGTGGCGTATTCTGACCAATCCATAGGCTTTCCAATCGTGACTCCCGTTTCCGGTAGGAATTCCTCAAAATAATAAATGTCGTAATTTATTAGTTGTTGTTGTCCATTACTCATAAGATTTAACTTCTTCGGTAATTTTTCAAATTCTTCATCCGTAAGCGTCTTCAATTCGCTAAATGGCGAGACTCCGCCGGTGAAATGTCCATACATTTTGATGGCTGCTTCTTCATCAACTATGTATTGAGCCCGATGTTTATCGACACTATGTTGGTCCAAAAGACCTTTGGTCTTCAGAGCAGAAACAACTCCATCATCCATATGCTTTCGATACCACAACTTCACCCGTGCTTTATAAGCGAAGTCAGAAATACGTCGTGTAATAGCCATTGGATATGCTGCACTTTTAATATATGAGGTAAAATTACTCACATTCGTTGTGCAAAACATAACTTTAGAAGTGAAAAACATACCTTTATCATTCAGTTGTGCCATTTTAAGAGGATATGGGTTGCAGGAGTTGATGCGGATCGTTTCTAACAATTCCATATTTGGATTAGCTTCAGTGTCGTTAATGCAGCATAAATCATCATAGAAAACCATCAATTGTCCTCTATAACCATCCCAGTGCTCCATATTGGTGTCTCGAACGTACACGTTCTCTGGTGAGAAAGTTTTTGTTGGATCCATTTCTTCCTCTACTTTAATTAAGAGCGATTTCACCGCATCAAAAACTGTAGTTTTACCAACTCCACTCGACCCATATAGCAATACCACCATAGGGGGATTACGCATTTCTCCACCTAATGGTTCAAGACACACAGTCTTGTATTGCTCGGAGATGATATTTTGGAATTGTTTAACGACAAAGGAGTGATCCTTATCTAGCAGTGTGCTAAACTTTGTGAATTCCAATCCCTGTTGGTACGTGTCCTTGACTTCATGCATGCGTGTAACCGCTTCTTCATATGTCAAATCCTTCATTGGTTTCGCCAGCATCAATTTACTAATTTTATCACTCCATAAATCAATCCTCTTCATCAAATCCTTTAAGCTGTGTATTCCATTGCTTTCGTCGTCTAGATAAGCGTCCTTTAAACTATCAACTGTTGTGCCCCATAACTTGGAAATGAGTTGAAAACCCTGGACACCACCCGAAGCGCCTTTTGAATATGCGAAAATTTTCTTCGAAAAGTCTTCTAGGTTACGAACTGATCTCTGTCGAGCAATGAAGAAGGAAGCTAAGACTGAGAATAGAACCGTGCCGATGATGTGGACATGCTCAAACCCTGCTATCTTACTCATACAATCTTCAAATGTTCCTTGCGTAGACAGCATTGCTGGTGCTTGGCCAGTTTTTTCGCGCAACCATGCAAGGAGGGTCTCCATATTGCCAGAAGATTCGAGATATTCATACAAGCCAAAAACAGAGAGGCATAATAAGATACCGGCTGTGATTATACGCGATGATAATTTCAAAATTTTCCCTACTGCATAGACAGAAAGTGCCAAAAGTGATCCCATAATGACGCGTTTTAGACCTGTGACGAGAGCGGTTTTGAAAGAAAATACCTCGCCATAAAGGGTGTCAAATTGAGCCGAGAGACGCGTACAGTTTTCAGTTACGACGTCACACATTGTGTTTAATTTTGTCATAGAGTTTTGAATGTCATTTCCAGTTGGGAACGTTTCAATGAGCGCTGCAAATTTGTCATTGAAGCCTTCTGCCTGATCTACTAACTTACCTGGGGCCTTCAAAAAGGACTTTAATGGGCCTTGTGTTGGAACCATTCCTCCTCGCGAATTATAACGGAGGTCATGGTGCAATAACTTCGACAAGACTGTCATATCGATAAATTGGTGATCGATTGAGTGAAATAAACTCTGTTTTGATTATTATATAAGCGTAGTACGCTAGCAATAAAATGTGGAATATCGCACTAATGTAGTATAAAAGAGCCAAAAATATCATTAATTGGAAATTATCCAATTATAAAGTGATTGTAATTGCTCGTATTGATGCGAGTAGCGTATGTCAATTAATAAAGCCAATAACGGTTGTAGTGTTAAATTGATGGCTAATAAAATTTTAAAATTCAAGTGTTGTGCACTTGGAAAATATTTAACACCGATGATGGTGTAGCTTACTGTAACGAGTAAGCAAATAATAATGCAAGAGAGCTCAAATATCATGAACTAATTCTTGTTTTGTTGAGGAGCTTAAAAAGCTGTATTTCTTGTGAAATAATCGTATTTTTGTTAGGACAATGCCTGATTAGAGCGCAATCTCTAATATCGTG